CATGGCACACTGCCAGAAGCTTATCTTAAAAGCTGCAGAGAATTTTTCGATTGGCTGGACCTTTGCGACCGGGAAGGGTTTCAAGCTCCAAGCCTCAAGCAACAAGCCACAAGCTCGCCACAATTAGAACGTATACATAAAACCAGAAAGGAATAATTATGAAAACAAGTGAAGCTCTAAAATTAGTGGGAGGCCTGAGCAAGCCTTCAAAGATGCCTGGATGGGCCTACGGTCTACCGGCAAAAGAATGCAAGACTGGCAGCAAGCTGGTGAAAGTTAAAGGAAGCACCTGCGAGGGCTGCTATGCCTTGAAGGGCTGCTACGTATTTAAGGTAGTACAAGAAGCTCAGTACAGGCGACTGGCCAGCATCAAGCATGAGCTCTGGACCGGGGCCATGGCTCTCCTGATCAATAGTAAGAAATCAAAATATTTTAGATGGCATGACTCTGGCGACGTACAGGACGAGGACCATCTCACAAAAATTTTTGCCGTGTGTAAGCTCACGCCGGAGACCAGACACTGGATGCCGACCCGCGAAGCATGGGTCAAGCACTTCTTGCCGCTGGCACCTGCTAATCTTACAATTAGATTCTCAGCGCCGATGGTGGACCAGGCTGCACCTGCTAGCTGGCCAACAACATCAACGGTTGAATCTCCTGGAAGCATGAGAGCAACCCACATACAAGGCAGCCAGCGTTGCCCGGCTCCAACTCAAGACAATGAATGTAAAGACTGTAGGGCCTGTTGGGATCCTGAAGTTAAGAATGTAGCATATGGCCAGCACTAAGCGCTCGGCCATGACCGCTAATTATTGTATCGATGTTAGTGGGTTAAGCAACAAGCTTCAAGCACCAAGCTCCGTGAGCCGCAAGCCGCAAGCTTCAAGCCCCAAGCTACAAGGTTCAAGCTCCAAGCCACAGGCTACAAGCTTCCTGATCACGGACCCTTCATAAAGTTTCACGGTGCTCGGACCGAGGGCCTCTGCTAAGATAAAAGTATTTTTAGGATGTTGTAAATGCCATGCAATTTGATGAGGTGAGAAGCGTAGCTTGTTACTCTTCGTGACTTTAAATTCAACAGTAAAGAAATGATTATTTTTGTTGTAACCCAAAGCATCTGGCATGCCTGGAATGCTTAAATTCTCTATACGATTCCAGATAATTTTAGGAGTTGCTTTTCTTATTTTTTGATAAAGTTTTGCTTCCGGACCCATGAGTTTTTCGGAGTTACAATGTTGTTAATAATCCTTGATATAACCTGGTGGCATGATGATTAACTCTTCTTTGTTTGGTTTCAATACTACACGAATAGAATTGTCACCTGGCTTGTTACTTTCATGGACCTCAATACGTTTTATCTCTTCGAGGTATCCTCTTTCTGTCATGATATAAATCCTAGCGTTGCTAACAGCATTACCACGTCTACCACCTGGTCCTTCTGTAAACTTATCTAGGTATTCTTGTAAGTGTTTTACAAACACTACATATCACCTTTGTTTCTATGTTGATCTATGAAGTCTTTACCTAAGTCTCTCAACTTACGATTCTCTGACTTCAATGTATCTAGCTGTACTAAATAGAACTCAACCCTATCTCTCAAATAACTAATTTCTTTTCTCAACTCAGCATTGAGGTTTTGATGAGATACGTTGATCTTCATTAGATCAGCTATTCTTTCTTTTATTTCTTCACTCATGCTTGACAATATATGATTGTTACCCTAAATTGTCAACATGGGATTACCTAAAAGATTAACTGAAATGCAAAAGAGATTCGCCGAGTTATTAGTATTCGGTGGACCCGACGGACCGCTCACAAAATCAGAGGCAGCAAAGCAGGCTGGCTACAGCGAGAAGCGTTGCAGACAAGAGGGGTCAGAACTAACTAATCCAAAATTAAATCCGCTTGTTGTTAAATACATAGGCGAACTCAAAGAAGAAAGACTTAAAAAGTATGAAGTCAATTATGACAATCATGTGGCAGAACTTGGACGAATTAAAGACGCTGCTTTGAGGAAGGGCGCTTGGAGTGCTGCTGTAAACGCTGAGACAAATAGAGGTAAGGCAGCAGGATTATATATAGACCGCAAAATAATAAAAACAGGTAAGATAGAGGACCTAACAGAACAAGAACTAGAAGCAAAAATGAAACAAATTTTAGACGATTACTCACAAATAATTGACGTGACTCCTGATACTAAAAAGATCACTGAGTAATCCTTTCCATCTTTTTTATAATACATCTTGGAAAACAATTACGATCTGAGAATACTGCCTGCTCTGAATCGTAGCTTGCAAACGTCCAAACATGTTTTCTATCTTTGTCAAAGATATACGCTTGTGACACCATAATTGCAGGTTTTAATTCTTTCATCTCAGACGCATCGGCATGCCCGCTGTCCCCACACGGATCGATCCATACTATCTTGTAGAAGTAATACTTCTTTTTACCAATAGTTGTATGTTTGTATCGCTTCTTCCTTTTCATATAGAGATATATACCACAAAAAGTGTCCAAAATTTTAAAAAAGTGTCCAAAACAATCGAATATTTTGTTGGTATTGCTATCTTTTTGATCATTTTGGACATTATTTTTAATTATTTTTTTTTTAAAAAAAATATTTTTTTATTTCCTACACTACTATATGGCTAGTGGCTTGCCACATTTACGCCATAAACTCGCTGCAATATTGACATTCTTGACTCAGCTTCTTCAATTTTGCCCAACAACTTGTCGATCTCACCAGTCACATCTATGTGATCTGGTATAATCCTTGTATCTGTCATCAAGATAGTTATCTTTGCACTAGCGTCAGCAATGTCAGCTTCATATTTTTTTAACAAAGCATCATATATAATTTTACGCGCCATATGTCGGTTTCTCTTCCTCCTCTCTCATCATCTCATGGTATCTGTCTAGTCTACGTAAGAAATCGTATTTTGCTTTACGTAAATTTAGCCCGTCAATCTTAAATTCTTGGTAATATAGGTCAGGAGTACATACCATTATCACACATTGTTCAATGTTAGAGTCATGCACTTGATCATGTGCCATGGCATATGCTGCGGCCTGCAATTTGTAATCACCAATCCATTCTTCCTTCTTTGGTCTGTTGGCTTGCTTGAAGTCAATGATAGTTTCTTTGTCATTGTGAATACCTACAAGGTCCGTAGAGCCTGCGTAGAGGCCTGGATAGTATAACGTGACCTCTGAGCCGTAATATCCTGAAACGGGCGCTAGACCCACCTCTATGACCTTCTCAGCCATACGTTTAGTCTCTTGTCCCAACTCAGTTAGATCCTCGTAACCTTTACCCAACACATAGTTTTCTAAATACTTGTGCATGCTTGTACCTCGTACTGCCGAAGCATTCTTGATACGCTCTGCCTCTTTTTTGCCTTTTTTCTTAATCCAATCTTTTAGAAAGGTATCGTCTTTTGTTTTACTCAAAATGGTCGTTACACTAGGTACTCTGTATCCCGCAACTTCATAGTTCCGTGATCCGTTGTCCATGTACCGTGTACCACCGACGTAGGTATATTTATCTAACTTCTTTATCATTTACGCTTTCTATGACGGCCCATGTACCAATCTCCAGGTTCATAGTCCCATCGTTTACCGTGATGGCCGCGTACATCCGCGTACCACATTCTAAGTCTTACTATTATCTTTTTTATCAGCATTTCTTTTATCTCTATCTTCAATGTAAGTTGGTCCAAACTTACTAATATTATTCAACGGAGCCGAGTCATGTATGTTACCAGACACACTTATTCTCGTACAATCCGATTGGAACGGACTAACCCAATGTTTTAACCACGCAGGAAAAATAAACATATCTCGCTCTCTAGGAAAGTAAGACATGTAAGTAATCGCGTCTCTTGGTCCTTCGCCGTAGATAAACTGTATACCTCCAGGGCCACAGCTTTTACCTTTATACGCTTCATTCTCCTTCTTTAACTCTTCCGGTATTTTCAAATAGATCACAAAGGATAACTTACCATCATGATCGTGCGGTGGATTAAATTCATTTGCCTTCTGATGATTGATCCACAAAGCCGACATAATGTATTCGGGTTGTTTCTCAAACTTCTTCTTCGTATATGCTTCGTATGCTTTGTTGTATAGACCTAAAGCACTCGACACATACGGTACAATTTTATTTCTAGACTCATCCGAGTAACCTGTCTCATCGTCAATCTGACCTGCAAGTTTGCCTCTGTAATCGTCTTTGTTGTTCTTCGCTTCATCAATCAATAGATTTTGAAACTCTTCGTTAATACGTAATCGTATTACACAAGGTCCCCAATTAAACATATCAATCGATACTTTTGGTATTTTTTTATCTTTTGTTTCTGCCATATCCTGTTCCTTTCTCTCTGTTTTTCCATCGCTTGTTCCAAGCGTATGAATTCATTTTACTACCGATAGACTCCATCCAACTTAATGGAATGTCTATTGTTCTTCTTACAAAGTTTTTGATGTCCGAGATTAAATCAGGAATAGTACGCATAAAATCTGTCTCTAACTTTCATAGCTAGATCCCACTTTCCTTTCTCTCTACATGCCTGTATCAAACATTTGTATTTGAATATTATTTGTGTTCTTTGTCTCTGCATTCGAAACAGTTTTAACATAGCTCTGTACGCTCCGCCAGATCTATATTCATTATCGTTGTCGGGGACACCGCGTCCGATACTCTCCCCTTCAACGCCGAGTGTCGTCGCTACCCTTTCAGGTCGTTGCTTAGGTCCAGGGAAACGCAATACTGCAGAATTTGTACCCCTAACTCGGTCATACACTTTAAATTTTTTTGTCATAATGATCTACTATCCTTTGTAATACTTCTTTCTTAGTTTGTGCGTAGGGTAAAAACATCCTCGCAACTTTGTTTGCACCTCTGAACGATGTTGACCAACGCCATTGTGGCTTACGTCCTGGTCTGACCGTTCTGGGTCCCCACCAACCTACATTCAATGTTTTGTACATATGTTCTATTGTATGTTTATCTGTCATCGCTACATCCAATCTAATACGCCAACACTTCATAGGGTTCGGTCTATTCTTTCTCTTCTCTATATATTGTTTATACATCACAGATCCTTCACCATCAAATAAACCTGCAAGATACGCTACATCAGTTTGTTTTATATCGTCTTGCATATTCTTTTATCAGTTTGTACCATTCTATTTTGTATTTCTTTTCTCTCGTCTTGTTCCAGTTATTAGCTGCTTCGTTTATTTTAAACATCAATGTGTTCATTTTACGGCACCATAAGTTATTCTGATCATACCTTTGATACTGTCCCAATAAATATCATCAATCTTTTTTGATTGACTGCAACTCATCAGGAATAATAGGATCATAATTCCTAGCCCAAATTGTTTCATCGATTTCTCCTTCCGACCAACATGTTAAACACTGTGTAATTGTGTTCATATCAGTTTTTAAATAACCATTACCTTTACACTCTGGACAAATCTTTTTACTCATTGGCCCATGTTCCTTGTCTAATTCTATGATGTTTATCTAACAATGTTGCTTCTCTTTCTATTACTCTATCTAACATACGACTTTTTACGTAGTCGCCGTCCCTTCCTGCCATTCTACAAACGGCATTAAAGTCCATTCCGTGTTTGATCCAACTCAAAGCTTCTAATGCTGCGCTCTCGTCTGTAGAGTTGAATGCATCATCAAAAGCTTTAGCTAGAACTGACACCCAAAGTTTTTGTTCAGGTGTTTTATTGTGCTCGATTAAGTGGATAACTTCACTATTTGCTAGTGGTGCTCGATATTTTGCCATTAAGTTTTCTCACTTTCTCGTTTGCTATTTTTTCAATTGTTTTGCTAATCGACAACGTCACATCAGGATCTAAATTCTTCGACAAAGTATTTAATATCTTGTATGTTGCGTGTGATAACGAAACGTTTCTATATTTTGTTGTGTCTGTCATATTCTTTCCTTTCACTCAATATAGATATTTTATGTAGGATTGTCAATGATGGAAAAATTTATTTTAATAATGAAGCTATGTTCTGCTGCTTTCAATGATTGTGCGCCTGAGTACAAGGCTGGATTGCATAATAGTTGGTATGAATGCGCAGCACAGGGCACCATGATGACTGCCAGCGCCTTGTCCGAATTAGGCCCTGAGATGGTAAACAAAAACAAGATATATGTATCGTTCAAGTGTCAACCACTAAATAATGTTTGACAATGTGTCCAAATTGTGACAGTAAGATAATACTTTTCTCACCTTATAACCTATCCCCCTTTTTCCCTCGTTGGGATAGGTTCGTTTACTGTGGAACGTCATCACTACAAATATAGCCAATAACGTCTTTGTCCTGATACTTGTGGTAATAATGATTGCCAAATACTTTACGTTTCTTTCTCTCTCCAACTTTTACATTGTGAGTATACCAAGACTCACAGCTTTCGCCTGATACAACTTCAAACGATTGCATTTTAATATCTCCTAGTGTTGTTAGATATAACAACGTTATGATGGTAACTTTTTCAAACAATAAACTCTCCAAATATAAAAGCGCTGTATACCAGCATTAACATGAAGAATGCAATCCACCAGAAAAATATAATTATCCACCACACTAACGGCCTTGGCCTTTGTAGGGTTTACGATAAGGTTTGCGTTTACTATAACTTTTTGCGTGTTGACCTGGACGTTTTTTAGGGGTTCGTTTGTGGTAATTGTTTACCCCAAACATAGGTTTCTTTTTAGCCATGATCTTCGTCCGGTAAAATACTTGCTTTAAATTTTGTTTGTTCGCTCGCAAGAACGTATTTAATTACACCGTTTATTTTTTGTTCAAGGTCATAACCACAGTTAACACATCTATATAAATTTGGTTCGAAAGATACAAGAATAGTATCTGTTCTACATTCTGGACAGTTACCTGTTACGATTTGTGATGTTAGTTGTCCTATTCTAGCCATGGTTTGTATATCACCTTTCCATCTTCTCTAAATGCTCTAAGTGGTTGGTTTCTATTGTGGTCTGATGAATAACAACAATGGACCCATCCGCTAGTAGGCTCATTATCACGGTAGAACTCAAGGATCAGCTGGTCATATTGAAGTTCATTTTTGATCCATGTTGCGAGTTTCTTGTTGTCTACACCAGGTATTTCAAAATCTGCCGCAGCACAATTGTTGTCTGCCACATGGTGGCTGTTTACTGAACTTCCTATCTCTACACACAGCTGTGCGCAACGGAATCCCGATGATATAATTAATGGTTTTTCAAAGTGTGATCTAACTGGCTGTAATATATTTACAGCTAATGCTTTTAAATTTTCTATTTGAGTTGGATTAGGATTGTTATTGATTCCCTTCCTCTCAGCGACCTGACTCTTGGTAAGCTCGTCTAAAGTTATGTTAGCCGTTAATTTCATAATTTATCGTTATCCTTCAATGCTACATATATTGCAACACAAAGCAAGGTTAAAGCGACGATAGTATTCCACGGTATAGAGGGTTCTACAACTAAATTTTCCATTAATTACTTACCCCCATTAGCCAAAGCATAATAAATATATAACAGATTGGTTCCATTATTGTATGTGAATTTTTTTGATTGACTTTGAGCCATCAATATTTAACTCGATTTCAGCCTCACCTTGCCAGCATTGATATCTTACGTTTTTATTGTACTGTCTCTCCGCCTGGCGCTTATGCTTCAAACAAGTTCCCATTGATTCTTGTATACGTGCCTCTTTAATATCACCTGACAAAAACATTAATAATCCTACTACAGATTCAATCATACTACTTTGCCTTTGTTTGGTCCTTCTTTAATTCTATATTTTTGTGTACCAGTTGCACCTATATCAACTTCTTCTTTCATAACTTTATTTAAGAAGATTTCATTCCAACCATTTTTATATGCTTCGTTAGATGGTCTTGATCTACCATCATATTTTCTACCTTTACTGTACTTTTTTTCCGTTGCCATTGTAATACATATCTCTGTTTTTATCTTTTAGTTCTTCAATATCTTCTAACACTTTATCCATTTGTTTTCTAAGAAATTGTATATTCACTTTGTTCAAAGCCATATCTTCGATGTGTTTGTTAATCTTATCCACGGTGGTATAAAGATTCTCAATCATCATGAATTGTTCCGAGTCCGCGGGAAGTGACCCCATTTCTCCACGTGGCCATTTTATTCTAAACTCTGTATTCTTTTCTAAATCAGACTCCATAAGTTCTAATCTTGTTTCATGTTTATTAATCTGTTCTATAACTCCGAAATAGCCCCACACGCCGATTGCGACAATCGCGATCAATGAGGCAACCGTCTTCATAGGCATCTGTACCTGTTGTGATTCGTCGATTTTTAGCGCCATAAATTACTTATAGAAACCTTTAAATAACCAATTAACCCATTTATTCCATAAGCCTTTAACCCAATTCCAGGCTTTACAACAAATGTTTTTACATTTATTTATCATGTTTTTTCTCCTCAATTTCGTAAAAGAAGTTGTCCGTATCTTCGGTCTTCCATTTACTTGTATTTTCAACATTCCATTCTGAGGTTTGCACTTTCCATTTTGGAATCTCATCTTTAACTGTGAAAGAAGGGATGTCCCATATACATCTGTTATTTGGTTGTGCTGCATAGTTCCCGTCATCGAGAGCTATGATATGAGCGCATTTATGCTCATGCGGAATCTCTGAATGGTCCGTATCTAATATATTACTTTCAGGATGTGCGAAGTCAACAGTAAATAAGTATTTACCAGGGTGCCATTTTTTATCTTTACCTATGTATTTACCAGCTTGGCCGTCTAGAATGTCCCAAGAAGTAACAGCAGGATAGTAACTAAAACAATTCCATAACTGTAACTCATCAAGTCTACGCCTAGGAACCTCTTGCGCTTTAAAACCTCTTTGAATGAATGCAGATATCGGGAGACGATAGAAGACAGCTCCATTTTCCATAATTCCATGAAAAAGAATAGCACGCCCCGTAATAGCCGTAATACCAAATATGATACAATCTTCGACTTCACCATGATGGCTTTTAAGATCATATAGATATTCTCTCCTGATTTGTGCATACTCCGGCGGTATGTTCGCATTTAAATAAGCCATAATAAATCCTCATTTTATACTGCCCCAATTATCTCCCTCTTCATAATCTACTTTGTTAGGAACTTCAAGAGCAACAGTCGACTCCATTATTTCTTTAATCTTATCTGCTTCTTTTTTATTTTGTATAGATATATCTAATTCATCATGTACTTGTAGATGTGGTATGATGCCTTCAGCGTGTAGATCTATCATAGCTTTCTTTGTCATGTCTGCTGCGGATCCTTGTATCAATCTATTCAAAGCTTTGTATGTATATGCTCTCCTAATCCCTGGTCCGTGTTCCGCGAGCGCATCATCGTGAGGCAATGGCTTGTGGATACCGAACTGATTTGGTTCCCATAGATGAAACCTGCACAGTCGACCCAGCAACGTTCGCACTTTACCTTTACGCTGTGCTCTGCTCATCACTGCATCCATCAACTGTTTAACAAAAGGCACCTTTGTATGATATTGTTTAAACAATTCATCAGCTTGTAATTTGTTTACACCCAGCTCTGCTTGTAATTTGTTTTTACCCATGCCATAGAAAAGACCCAAGTTAATTGTCTTTGCTTGTGTTCTAGGTATGCCGGCCATATCTGCTACAATCTTATGAAAGTCTGCATCACCTTGCTTGTATGCATCAACGACATCTTCTACAGAAAAGAAACCTTGTAATGCTGCGTAGTGAACTACAAGTCTTGGTTCTTGTTGGTTGTAGTCAAAGCAGCCCCATTTACAGGTCTCTTCAGGTATAAATAAACTTCTTATCCGTGGTCCGAGATCCTTGTTCCTTGCAGGTATCTGCTGTAAGTTTGGATTATTCATACTAAATCTACCTGTAACCGTACCACCACTGTCACCACGTAGTTGGTTTATCTCTGCATGTATTCTTCCTTTGCCAGAGTATTTTAATATTGTATCTAAGAATGTTGTGTGTGCTTTGTTGATCTCTCTTGCTTTCGCAATAGCTTGCACAATCTTGTGTGGGTGATTAGCTAGAAAGTTTTTAGTAAAACTAGGCGCTTGTGTCTTTGCTGTTCTATCATAGGGTAGTTTTAACTTATCAAATACTTTTGCAATAGATCTTGCTGCCCAGATCTGTACCTCTTGTCCTGTTTCAGAATATACACCATCCAATAATCTTTTTTCTTCTTCAACCATTTTTTGTTTTTCTGTGGCTGCTCTGTCTACATCTACACGTACACCCAAAAATCTCATGTCAACCAACACAGGAAACAGTTTAGTTTCCATTTCAAATATATTTTCTATATCTTGATGTACTATTTCTTTTTTTAATTCTTGCCACAACTCCAGTGTGAGTTGAGCGTCACGCTCCGCGTAAGCTCCAACGTACATGGCTGGTAGTTTGTACATTTCTGCTTTTGGATCTACACCCCAAGACTTTGCAGCTTCGTATAATGCTGTTTCATCTTTACCTCTACCTACAAAATCTCTACCACAGTTATTTAAATCGTATCTAAATCTATTCTCATCAACCAAAGATGCAGCTATCATTGTATCTACAATCTTACCGTGTACATGTATGCCTAAACTTCTCAACCAACACACATCATACATTGCATTGTGAAATACTTTTGTAGAGAGCGATCTCATCTGATCTTGAAACCATTTAAGAACCATTTTACGATCCATGTTACCACCGCCTTCATGTGCGATAGGATAATATGCACACCAATCACTTGTTGCCAGGGATATACCTACCACGTCACCAACACCTACAACAGAGCCAGAACCCATTCTGTCATTTAGGTTTGGATCTTTTGTTTCTAAGTCGATTGCGATCTCATCATATTTTGATAGATCAGGAAAATCTTGTGGTGGTAACCACTCTGTTTGTGGTTTAAATGTTATTTTCATTTTTCTGTGTCCTCTAATTTTTTCTTTTCTAATTCACAATAGTGTATAATCTTATCAAGATCCTCTACACCGTTCTTATGCATGTACCTACAAACGTACTTCACAACACAGCCCTGAAAAAATGAGAGATTATTTTTTGAAATAAACTCATATGGCTGTATGTTAAAATACATATAATGGGATCCACCTATCTGTTTATTCTGTGGTTTCGCTTTATCAAACATATTTATATCTGTCATATTTTATATCCTTTATAAGTATCTTTTGGTCTGACAATATGTAAATGATTCTTCGCTCTGGTTGCACCAACATAGAACAATCTATTTTCATCGTCAGGATTTTTTTCGTAGTTGACTTGCGTGTTTCTTGATAGGTCTGTCAGGAGAACTACGTTATCCTGCTCACCACCTTTCACTCCATGTATTGTAGACAATGATATTCTTGGAGCTGAATTTAATTTCTCACCGTTTTCTCTCATCCTTCTAATGTATCTTATACTCCTACTAGGAGCATTGTCAAAAGCTTCGTACCAAATTTTGTCTGTCTTCAACCATGTTCGTTCTTTCAGTCCAGCCATGTCATAGTTTGCATCTTTGTTCATGTACTTCAAAGCTTGTTTTTCAAAATGGTTTTGTGACATGTAAGACGCTATTCGCTCTACCTGATCGTAATTAATACTCACACCTTTACGCACATTTTCCCAATCTGTTACAGCCTTGTACAGATCTTGTTCTTTGTTTGTTTTATATTTGTTTTCGTAATACAACCCCTGTGAATACAGTTGTTCTTCTAATTCGTTTAACATAAATCTAGTTCTAGCTAGCACTAGCCAATTACCTTTTTTCATGTTAATTTGTTTAAACTCATCATAATATGAAATTAAACCTTTTTGCGTTTTTGGTCTCCACTCTTTTGGTAATCTATGTTGTATTCTGTTTACTATCTTTGTTGCAACATCGTGAACAACCTGCGGTATTCGGTATGACTGTGTCAGCTGCACAATCTTTCCCGTCTGTGCTATAAAACTATCTACGTCTGCGCCTGCCCATCTAAATATAGCTTGATCATCATCACCTGCAATAAATGTATCTTGTGTCTTGTTCCATATAGATTTTGCCATAGCCCATTGTGATCTAGATAAGTCTTGTGCTTCATCTATAAAAACTACATCAAATCGTGGAGATCTATCTGACTTAACAAATTCTATAATCATGTCTGTAAAATCAATTAAGTTATAATCTTTCTTGTACTGTTCTAAATCGTGTGCAAACTGTTTTAGTGTTTTGATATCTACTAACTGTGTATGTTCTTGTTTATTAAACTGTTCTTCTGGTGTGATACCACGTAGTTTAGCTAATTGTATAATACGTAATATATCACTTTTAGTTGTAAATAGTCCTGTGTGTTCGTTATCATACTCGTGATAATCTACAATTAGATTTGCTTTCTTACCTAGGTCTTCGTAGTGTCTACGTTGCATGACTTCATCTTTACGTATACCAAGTCTTCTAAACGCTAGTGAATGTAGTGTTCTAAAATATGGTAGATCTTTCTCACTAAAATTAAATTTAGACATAGCCCTGTCTCTTGCTTCGTATGCAGCTTTTTGTGTAAAAGAAAAATAACCAATCTTATCAGGATCAGTTTGTTTTAAATATTTGTCAACTTCATTAAGTAAAGTGGTGGTCTTACCAGTACCAGGTGGACCCAAGACAATAGTTTTCAAAACGCATCCTCCTGTTTGAAGACTCTATCTTTCGGTTTAAATCCTTCTTTCTCAAACTCTGGTAATCTAATCACACTTATCTTTTTCTTTGGTAGTGACACTCTGTAGTCTGTATCATAACCACAATGTTCTCTCAACACGTACAAAGTAAACTGAGGTTTCTCTGCCCACTTGTGTCTTGCTAAAAACTGATAAAAGAAATTACTAAACACAAAGTGATGGTGTCCTTTGTTATTCCAAACGTTACCTGCTTCTAGATCTTCTCTTGTTGCACCTGATGTTGCTCTACCTAAACAATAGTTTTCTACGTGTTGTTTAAGTTGTTCAATCATACTAGATCCAGCTGGAGCTTCTACTTCTTCTTTGTTTGTCATCAAAAGATTTATCATCTCATCAAAGTCTTTTGGTTTTATCTTTGGTGGCTTTGTATAGATCTGATTCATACATGCTCGTATGAATAGTCTTTGTTCTTGTAGTTCTTCTGCTTTCAGTTCTATTCTTTCACCATCTACGTTGAGTCTGTATATTGGTGGCTCTGTCTTTACAACTTGTAGATCTTTCAAAGGTGGAAACAAAGCTTGAGTCCCGATACCAAACTTTCTAGTCTTACATAATTGTTTATCACAGTGATTACACATAGGTTCCTCTGTGCATTTAAAACCATAGTCTTTATTATCTTTTCTAAATTTTGTTATCTCGTCGTGTCTGTATGGATTTATAAAGTGTTTGTAATTAAATTCATCTAGCTTATCTGCCCATGACTCTGGCCATTTCTTTTTAGCGTATACTCTAAACTGAAACATAACTCTGTCTCTACCATCGTCTAGTTTCTCTCTTGTCAAAGATTCTAGACAAGGTGGTCCATCATCGTATTCAGAAGATGGTCTTTTAATAACTAAGTTTTGTAATTGTTCTGGAGTTATCTCTACAACGTTTTGTAAAAAATCAGGAAGTGTAACAGCTTCACCTGAAGAATTGAAGCAGTATCTTACAGTATTTTTATGATTAAAGTATGGTAAGTTAAGAAAATTTCCTGTATCATCTTTGGATTTTAATTCGATCTGTTTTGGAAAAACTTCAGCACCACCGTAACCTAACACAGCACTAATAGACATTAATCTATCTCTCATTAATTTTGCAGGTACAAAATCTTTTGTAAATAAAAATACATGTGCGCCACCTGATTTAGAATTGAACACCATCAGTGGTAAGTCCATAGATTTTATTTTGTTAATTAATTTCTTGTGATTAAATTCTGCATACACATCTATGTCTATACATCCCCATTTACATTCGTTGTTTTCATTGATAGGTATGATACCAAGACTAGGTTCAATACCATTTAAATGATCTTCCCAATGTTTATCTGTTACAATTTCTGTTTTGACAAATGACTTGCCTTTGACTTTGAGTCCATCGGCACCCTTCTTGTCTACATAGGTACAACCATGCGCTCGCTCTAAACCTGTAAATATCTGTCTAAATCTTTCCATAATTATTTTGCGGAGCCGGATCCAGTCTCCCATCCCCGGCTCCTATCTTCCAATGGAAGTCTTTAGTACGGTGAATCGGATTTGGATTCTTGCTCTCCGTGTTTTACTTTTACCTCACCCTTTGAAACATTTGCTCCAAAGTCTTTGGCTATTTTGTAAATACCCGGATCACTAATAGGTCCAACTCTAGACACATCCCAACCAAACCATGTGCCTTTGTCGTTAGACTGTTGCACAGTTTTTAGCTTATAAATGTGGCTATATGTTGGCGGTGTGAACATACCGTTTTTACCTTGCATCTTTAAACCCATCATCATTGAGTTCCACTTTCTACTCACTTTTAATTGAGTAGCTTTCATAGATATCAATGCTGTTGTTGGATTATCACCAAGTATAACCACGAAGTGACTAGCTGTGTTTTCAAGATAGTTACCATTTGCTAATCTATCTTTATTAAACTTGTCTCTTGTAGTTGACGGTAAATCATCTCCAGCTTCATATATTTTTACTGGAGCACCTTGACTCTCACCTCTGTCTTGCCATTCGATGTGCTGTCTTTTGTAGTGCACTGGCACGACATCTATCCCCTTCACGCCATCATAAATCTCGTTTGTCACGGTATTTATAATCATGCCAGGTTCTGCCCCCTCGACATGTTTAGCGTCCCTCTTGTTACACTCAGGGGATAATTGACCCAAGACTTTTAAAAACGGTAACGCAAGATCTTCTTGCGTCATGTTTAAGCCTTGGCCTGCATCAGCTTCAAAATTAACTGCAGCTACTGCATTTTCTTTTTTCTTTGTTACTTCACTCATGTTTATTGTTTCCTCTTTATTGTTGTTTTATTTCCAATGAATACATTGAAAAGTTCCGTTGGCATTTCTTTACCTGCCTCGATACGTTCACGGACTAACGCTTTTAGAGTCATAGGCTCGACCTTCAGTTTTTGCTGAGGTTCGAGACCTTGACCCTTTGCAAGTTCGGCATAATCAGCCGCCTTGTTGTCCTCGTTACGACCAAACGATACGGATATCTCATTTTTGATTATATCGCCTAGCCCATTCTCACGAAGCCATTTAAACGCTTCCTCTTTTTTGGCTTGAGTTATTGTTGCGCTGTAATTTGTTTTTACTTCTACAGATGAACCATCTTGTAGTTTTAGATAAGATAAACCCATTTCAGATAACATCGTAGGTATCACTTCACCTGATATATGTTCTAAATGTTTTTTCTTTTGTTTGATTTGTTCTTCATCCAGTTCTATTGCTTTCTGGACGGCTTGCATTTCTTTTATTTTATCTGCAAGTTTATTAATATTGGTTGTTCTATCCAACACTTCTGTCTGATCTTTTTCAAAATCAATCGTCATTCTTTGCTCCTGTTCCGTACAAATCAATCTCTATTGGATAGTATCTTTTCTCTTGTCTATCCCACTTCAAGAGATTGTATCTGCCATTTGTTATATCTGATACCAAACTGCAGACAACACCTATTATAGCAGGATCTCCTGTTAATAACAAGTAGTCCGTTGGTTTGAAATCTTTTACTAAGTTTTTTAATTTAAAAATAAGTGGACCAGGTGAAAAAATCATTTGTGATCTTTCATCCAATAAAAATTTTAACTTACCATATTCTGCTGCACCCATAATATTAAATTTAGGACGGCCTTCTCTTGTGCCTGCAATTTCTTGCACAACATAAACAGTAGGTTTAGATATTTTTATATCTTTGTAATCCATACTTTCTTTTTCTTTCATGCTTGACTTTTTATTATAATCCTATAAATATGTCAATAGAAAGTTATGAATTATAAATTTAAAATGAAGCCGTATGCGCATCAGTTGACTGCTTTGGAAAAGTCGTGGAACAGAGATAACTTCGCATACTTTATGGAAATGGGTACTGGCAAAACAAAAGTACTAATAGATAATTTATCAATGCTTTACGACAAAGGTAGAGTAGATGGTGCATTAATTATTGCACCTAAAGGTGTGGTTGGTACTTGGTACAATCAAGAGTTGCCAAACCATTTACCAGAACACATAGAAAATGTGACGGTATTGTGGCAAGCAAATATAAATAAAAAACAACAAGATAAATTAGATCAACTGTTTAAAACAGGTCATGAACTACATATTCTTGTAATGAATGTGGAAGCGTTTAGTACAGACAAGGGTAGAATGTTTGCAGCTAAATATCTTAGATCACATAAATCAATGATAGCTATTGATGAGTCTACTACAATAAAAAACCCAAAAGCAAAAAGAACGAAGAATATATTGTCTTTGTCTCAACTTGCTAAATACAAAAGAATTATGACAGGATCTCCCGTAACAAAGAATCCATTAGACCTATATTCACAATGTGAGTTTTTGGACCCAAGATTGTTGGACTTTGCATCGTACTATAGTTTTAGAAATAGATATGCAGAGATGAAAACCATGCATGTATCAGGACGATCTATACAAGTTGTACATAAGTTTAGACATCTCGATGAGTTATCTGACACATTAAAACCTTTTTCATATAGAGTATTGAAACAGGATTGTTTAGATTTACCTGACAAAGTGTATATCAAAAGAAACATATCTTTATCGAAAGAACAAAGGCAAGTGTATGATCAGATGAAGAAAGAAGCTGTAGCTGTATTGAATGGTAAACAAGTCAACTCTGTGACTGTTCT